GGCTGACGGCTCAACCTACTACGTGAAGTGGCCGATGCGTAACTACAAGGCGCAGCCCGCCAAGACGACAGAAGCAAAACCGGCGCGGTCGATCCGTGCCAAGACCCTGACCATCAAGGAGGTATAGATGAAATCGCTCACCCCGAAGCAGCACACGGTGCTGACGATGATTGACCGGCACATCCGCCGGTACGGCTACGCGCCGTCAGTGCGGGAGGTGGCGGCAGCCACCGGCACATCGCACGGCGCGGCGCACACGATGATGCAGCGGCTGGAGGGTCGCGGCAGACTGAGGCGCGGAAAGGGCGAGACCCGCTCAATCGAAGTGCTGTAAAAAAAATAAAAAAACGACACGGGCGGTATTGATATTACGTTGATACCGCCCTATCTTGTTTATGTAGACAGAACGTAGACGGTTACTAGGGAGATTGAGATGAAAAAACTTACCAAGGCACAGCTTGAGACTTTCGTGGACTTTGCCTACCACCAGCACAGCGCAGAAAGCTGGGACAGACATGCGGCAACCGCGCTCGTTAAAGACGACGACTTCGACGAGTATGCCCGCCGCAGCCGCATCTCTTACAGAGAGGCCTTTGTCGCCGTCAACATTGCTCGCAACGAACTTGGCATGACTGACGAGCAAATCAAAAAGTGCAGCCTGCTGCTTATTGGCTGGGCTGACGCTCACAAAGAATTGGCGGCGGCATGACCGCCTGCCCGGAGTGCGGCGGCAGAGGTGTCGCCGTGTACGAGGTCGGCGTCGCGGCACCAATGGCGTGGCGCGGCGGTGAGATCGAAGACCGCGAGATGGAGTGCGAACTGTGCGGCGGCTCAGGCGATGTTGACGAGGAGGTCGCCGAGAGTTACGATCCTTAGTATTCCTCCCTAGAGAACTGGCCCCGCCTCGTGCGGGGTCTTTTTTTATTTCTTCTTTACGCTCTCTGCCAGACCGCCGCCGAAATAAAATCCAACGATGCCAAGCATTATCTCTCCAAGCCACATCTCAGACGCAAAGTCCTTGGCCGCATCGACGTTGTCCATATCGATCACACCGTATAATGCGCCGACGACGCCGTTCGCCATAATGAACAGGAACATCCCGGCGAACATCAGCGCCAGATATCGCTGCGCGATCTTGAACGGCGCATAGGCGTTCATCAGATCGATCTTCGCCTTGCTCTTCGCCGCGATTTCCTCTTCGGATGTCACGACCATATCATCGATCAGGTCCATCCCTTTCGAGATGACCGCTTCTGATCCTAATATCTTTCCAAGTATTGCCAGCATTATTCCATCACCTCCATATCAATATCGGTCCCAAAACATAGCATATCTTTGTTGACCGGCAATCTGTCCTCGAATTGAATATACGTCCCGGCGACGTGGCACTCAGCCATCGTCTCATGCACTGACAGGACGTGCGACGTGACCTGCCCGTCGGCTTCCATAATCAGCATCAGCAACAGCCACTTCATTTCGTCTCGCTCCCCATCCAGACGGCGAACGCACCAGTGGCAGCACCGACTATCGTGCTAACAAACGCGGTTTGCTGCGTCGTGGCTTCGGCCCCCAAGGCCATAAACCAATCGCACACATTCCACGCCATCAGCGCAAACATCAGCATCATCAGACGCGGCAGCAGCTTCCATTTAAGGATGCGCTCCATCGTCAACTCAGCCATCCATCCACTCCCCGCTAATCATCATCGCGGCCATATCCTCGGCGCGCTTGCCGACTTGCTTGGACCAGCGGCTGTCGAGCATCTGCGACGCGGCTTCGGTGTAATCACCCGCCTCAATCGCCGCCTGAGCCTTCTTGAAGCCATCCCAGCGTGGCTTGCCTAGATTGAACAGCATCGACACGACAACGGCCTGACGCGGCTCTGAGAGGCCAGCAAACCACGGGTACGTCTCTGCCTCTGCCTGACAGCGCTTGAGATCATTCGCCAGCAGGTAGTCGATCTCGTCATCGCTCAGTCCGCCGCCCAGTTCCTCGTCGATCAAACGCCCCACGCCAATGGTTAGATACCCGCGACTGTCCTTGTAGGCGTGCGCCACCACACCCTCGTGATGCTTGATCATCTCAATCAGTTTATCCATTTCTCGTCTCCATAACGATTGCCACGGCGCGCTGCCAGCTATCCTCTTCGAGGTCAGGCCGGGCGTAAAACTCCGGGCTGCGCCGCTCTGATAGCTTATTTATGCCACACGCCGCAGAAAAAAACACGCGCCGCTGATCTATAGCGACGCGGGCGAGAATATCGTAAACGCGTTGATCCGGGCGTATCTTCTTTGTGCGGCCTGACCCTAGCTGATGATGATAGGTTAGTGCGCCGCGATCACGTTGCTTCCGCAATCGTGCGCTTTTGACTTGCACGCGCATGAAGTCATTGCCCTGCCACGCGATCACGTCGACGCCGTCCATCGGCGCGTGGCCTGCCTTCCATCCTAAATCAAGAATTGCGGCGAGTGTTATAAACTCGCCCTGCAGGCCAGTCGTCGTGGCCGATCCCCCGATCATATTCCCCCGCTAAGATTGCCCCTTTAAGAACATCACAAACAAATAGAGCAAGCCTGCGCCGCCGATCAATATTGTGGGTAGAACCGTCCACAATATGATGGCATCGCGCACCTTGGCACGCCGCTCCAGTTCGTCCTTCTGGATTTGTCGCTGTCGGGCAATCTCAGCTTGCAGCCGCTCCCACGCACCCGGCTTGCCATAAATCTGAAAAATCGACCGCATTTCTTTGCGGAGTTCGTCAAGCTGTTCCTGCTTGAAAAACGCATCGATGCCAGCCTGTTCGGCCCCGGTCATCTTGCTGAAGATACTTTTTTTCTTTCGGGCTGCGCCGAAATTCAATTCCGCCTCAGCCTTCGCATAGCGCGAAATCGGACCCGCCAGTGATGACAAGTCCTTTCCCGCCTTGATGGACCCGCTAATGGCCCCAGCGGCGCTGCTGATCATGCTGAATGCTGATATAGGATCAATCATTATCGCCTCGCCAGCATAACGATTGCGACGACTATCAGCGCGGTCTGGATCAGATCGATCATCGGAACCTGTATCACTTGTAAATCTCCTGCTCTGGACCCACCTTCACTGGCAGGCACACCGCTGTCACGTTTTGGCCTTGCGCGTGGAGCCGCTTTGCGAAGTAGACGCAGCGGTCCACACTCTCGAAGAACATATCGTCGCTGACCTTCCTCTTGTCGTCATTGAGGCCGATCCATACCGTCAGGACAAAGGCGTGGACAATCTCCACATCAGTCGCGCCCCGTCAGTCGCTTCACCGTCTCAGTTTCCCAGATGCGGATTAGGACCCAGACGCCAGTGATCAGAGCCACGGCGTTCGGGGCCATATCCATCATCGCAGCGGCAGTGCCTGTACCCGCCGCAACATCAACAAAGATTTTCTGCTCTTCTGGCACTACGGTGTTTCCTGTGCATCCATCGCAGTCTGGTATGCAGTCTTCACAGCGTCGGACCACACGGCGTTGCACACTGCCTGTACGCTGGCATCCTCGCCAGAGATGTCGGTGTCGCCCCAAGTGTCGCCTGTTTTGGTGCGGCATTGCAGAACGTGCCGGTGATAGGTGCGGCTAATCTCGTCGCCATCATCCTTGACGATGGTTGCCACACGAACCTGTACGGCTTTGTACGGCCCACGAACTTCGCAATCGTATTCGTATTCTTTTGTCAGTGCCATTGTCTTTCCTTCTTTTTACCGTCGCTGTGCGACCTGTCCGACCCTCACCGGCTGGTGGGGTTATGATGCCCGATAACAGCCTGAAAAGTAGACTGATGCGCCATTCTTGAATGTTGTAATGCCAGATGATTGGCCTGTTCCAAAAGAAGTCTTGCCTTCCATCCTAATCTTGCTGTTGCTCCTTACGTTGCCACGCAATTCGTATGTATTGCTTGCTATGCCATTATAGTAAGCCACAGTGAGGCCCATATTAGATGTGTATGGCGTAAAGGGTAGGCCGCTAATTTCATCATCGTCACCAGAACCAAGAGTTCCAACAATCATCTGCCCACGAATAAACACCAAGTCGCCGACTTTGACATACTCGCCGCCGCTACTTGTCTCGTCTGTGGCTCCGATTGTAGGCGTCCACGTTCCAGTCTCATAATCATTCAGAGCATTCGCCGCCGCCGTGTCACCGTTGAAGGTGATGCCGCCGCTGTCACGAATGCGTAACCGTTCTGAACCACCTGCCGACAAAATGATATGGTTCGTGCCTGCAATTTGTGAATTTGCACTGGGAAAACTAAAAGTAGTATTTCCAGAAACGCCAGCAGCCCTTTGTATAATCAAGGCATCGCTAGACGACGGTTGATTAATGACTGTTTTGGCCGACATGCTCGTGACGCCGATGCCCACATTTTCAGAACTATCAATCGTGATGGCGGTGGCATTGGCATTGTCGTCAATGCCCGGAGATGTAAACGCGCCGCCGACCGTCGCCGCGCCAGTTACGTCCAGCGCATCAATCGCATCCGTTCCATTCGCGAAAGCGCCAAGCTGCTTGG